CCTCTTTCAGCATTCTTGAGTAGTATCCCTCTTTGCTAGTAGAGTTAAAGCTCTCTCGAACTCGTCTAAGGATTTCGGTTAGATTGACAAATAGCACGCTCTTAGGCTCTCCTTTGGCCTTGTAGCCCTCGTTTATAGCCTTAGCAATAGCTACGCTTAAATGACTCTTTCCAATCCCTGTAGAGCCTGTAAACAAGGTATTCCCTGTCATACCGTCCAAGTATTTCTCTACTTGCCCTTTTGAAAACTCTAGTAATTGCTTTTCCTCGGCTGTTTCAGCTATGAAATTCTCAAAGCTAGCCTCTTTTAACTCTCTAGGGATCGTACTGTCTCGCATAAGCACATTATAGGTTTTTAGGTAAATCTCAGCGTTTAGGCTGTTATTAACTCCCTCCCTATCCTGCCTTTCTATTAGTTCCTTTGTGCATTCAGGGCAAAACTCTTGTATACTTCGTTCCTTACTACCCCTCTTAGGTGTTGAAATTTGCCAATAATCGACCTTATGAACCTCACATACCTTTTCACTAATTTTTCTGTTGTTATATTGCTCAAATTTATTTTCCATTGTTTCCCCTCCTAAAATGGGTTTTCCTCTGTTCGTGTTTTTAGCCATTCCTCACGGCTAATAGGATCAGCTTGTTTAGGTGACTGTTTCAGCTTTTGCCTTTGTTCTTCATGCTGCTTAACTTGCTCTACTGTTTTAAGTCCTAGACCCTGCCAATTTGAAAGAATTGACCTGGTATATCTAATTGACTTACCAGCGTTTAGGATAGTTACCTCAAGAGCATGGATAACTAACTCTTTGCCATGGATCTCTAACAAGTCTCTCACTTCTTCTATCATTGTCCCATTGACTGACATTTGACCAAAAGCTGACTTTAATTTTTCAAAGATTGGATTTTCATGCTCGTCCTCGTCATTCTGATTTGACCTAGATTGACTTAGATTATCTTGACTTGACTTATATTGACTTATATTGGGTAAACCAGTGGTTTCCGTTTGGTTGTCCATTGGTAAACCAGTATATTTCTCAGGTGGCTTTTCTAGTAAATGCTTATAGATACTAGGACTGTATCTGTCTTTTCTAACAGTATTCTGCTCATGAAAATCCACAATAAAATAAACCATTTCATCATTAAGCGGCCTGATAAATTCCTTGACTATCAAAAGTCCTAGGCTATCCTCACTAACCCCTATCATTCTAACAACAGGGAAAGCCTCTACTACTCCATCATCATCTGAGTTTTGAATTAAATGAAAATATAGAGCCTGTGCCTCTAATGGTAGCCGCAAAAATCTCTGAGTTTGGGTTACTGTCTTACTTATCATTCTACGATTTCCCATTTCTGTTGCACCTCCTTGTTAATTCCCCTGATGATGTCATAATAAGAGTGACCAGCAGGAATGACATGGCCCTCTGTTTCAAATTCCACCCATTGCTCCACACCGTCCACAATTACCTTACGTAGATTTTTTATGACGGGTGTCCATTGTTCTTTTTTCTTTGTCATTATTCCCCCTAATCTACTGCAAGAAAATTGTATATATCGGTCTTGCGGTAATAAATCTTCTTACTGTTCTCAAAAGGCGACTGATAAGGCTTTAAGCCGTGTTTTTCCCAATTATTCAACGTTGTTCCGCTGATCCCTAACTTTTCTAGTAGATCAGCTCTAGCAATTAAGTCCCAGCCGTCATTATGCTGCTTTTCAAGCTCAAGCCTTTTCTCTAAGTGATCTCCCACTTTCTCCAGTAGCTCAAGCTCTGCCTCTCTTGATAATAGTTGCATATTGCACCCCTTTTCTAATTGTTCCGCTTGCCTGCTAGTTGAATATAACACCCATAGCAAGGGTTTAATTCCTCTCTTGGGGTTTCTATCATCTGTTTGCTTTCTCGCTCCATTTGGGAGCTTTTTTGGCGGTCTCGATGGTTCAAATAAAGTAGCAAGCCAATCAGTACCATCATGAAGATAACCGCCTGTGTATTGGTTAAATCTAGCTCGTTCATTTTAGTAGCCCTCTTTTTTGCAGATCAGCAACTACTAAACTACGTAAGTACATCCAAGTTGACGTAGTTACATGATTGATCCCATTACTTAAACCATTTTCTTTTATTACTTGATCTAAGAAATTGAATAGCAACCAGTCAGGAGCTTTTCCATGTTTTTCTGTACATTCCTCGTCATATCCTTTTAATTCTCCAAGCAAATTCTCAACATTCCTATTAAAGAAATCCTCATGACTTGCCTCTTGCTTTTTATATGCCTCAGATAATTTGTAAAACTGAACCCATAGCTGACTAATGTCCAACCGACAACCTTCTGCAATTTCTGCAGCTCCATCATGATTTTTAGCTTTATGCCAATCTGACAAAATATCTAGTTTTTCCTCAACAAGTTGTAGCTTTTTTTCAAATTCTTCAAAGTATGTGTTCATGTTTTTTCCTCAATCATATTTTATTTTCTACAGTTGCTCCAGGACCTTCTTCCAAAATTGGGAAAAAGTCATAGCACCTTTTTAATGCCTTTCCTGCCACTCTTATTCATACTCTGAGTCGCCAAATTGAAAGCATGAATAAGAACCAGTTTAAAGAGTTAGCGCTCTCTCGTTTGGGCACAAATCACAATTTTGTGATATAATTAAATAAATACCTAACTAAATCCCATACTTGCTATTTTGGTTTTAGTTGTTTAAGTGAAAAGCCTTGCTAGTTTGCCGACTGTTTAGGCTTTTTTTGTTGCTCAGATTTCTTTTTGTGAAAGGTAGCAAGAAATCTTATAAATCTTCTACTAGCCAGTTCATGACTGCCTCATAGATACGCTTTGGAGCGTCATAGTCTCCATTTTCAACTTTGGTATAGGTTTGTGGTTTAATACCTAATTCCTCAGCTACAGCCTTTTTAGTCTGCTGAGCTTTAGCACGTTTAACACGTACCTTTTCAGCTAATTCCGTTGAAATAAACATACCAGCCCTCCTTTCTAAACAGACTTTTTTGTCTGTTTTCAAGTTTATAATACAGACTTTTTTGTCCTTTGTCAAGTATTTTATTTTAAAAAACAGACTTTTTTGTCTTTTTTCTCCTTTTGTGTTATAATCGTTTTTGAAAGGTAGCAACAAAATGACAAAAAATAAACTTAAGGAGCTTAGAAAAAAAGCAGGCTTGTCTCAACTAGACATAGCAAATGAGCTTAATATATCTGTAAAGACTGTCTCACGTTGGGAAAATTTAGAAACAGATATTAAGCCGAATAAAGCAGAAGAGTTAGCAAAATTGTTAGGGGTAACTGTTCCTGTACTACTTGGTTATGGATATCAAGAACCTATTAAATACCTTGCTTGGATGGGCAATATACCAAAATTGAGAAAAGAAAAAGGTATAACTCAAGAAACACTCTCTAAAGAGACTTCTATCCCTTTAGAGCTTATAAAAGAGTGGGAGAATAATAACGGTAGCTACACACCAGAACAGTTAGAAATCTTAGAAAAATACTTCGAAGTCTCTACCCCAGAGATAATAGGATATTCCATTGCTCACTCAGAGCTAAGAAACGTGATAAATGAGCTTTCTGAGGATAGTAAACAAAAACTATTAACTTACGCTAAAGATCTAAAAGCCTTGGAGGATTTCAATAAGGCAAACAACACCTAAAACAAACGAAAATAGGCCTATTCTCGTAACTCTCAGCGCCATATAAAAACAATATTCATAAATACTTAACTAAATCCCATACTTGCTTACTGATGTTAGAAAGGTATGACTATGAATATTACAGAATACAAAAAGAAAAACGGTGCTACAGTGTACCGTGCAAGTGTTTATTTAGGCGTTGATAAACTTACAGGGAAAAAGGCGAGGACAACAGTCACGGCCAACACTAAAAAGGGCGTTAAAATCAAAGCCAGGGAGGCAGTCAATGCTTTTGCAGCTAATGGATATAGCGTAAAGGAAAAACCGACCATCACAACCTATAGGGAGCTAGTCGCTTTATGGTGGGAGAGTTACAAGAATACAATCAAGCCAAACTCCCAGCAATCCATGGAGGGGATCGTAAGGCTTCATATTTTGCCTGTATTCGGCGATTACAAGCTAGATAAGCTCACTACTCCTATCATTCAGCAGCAAGTCAATAAGTGGGCTGACAAGGCCAATAAGGGCGAAAAAGGAGCGTATGCAAACTATAGCTTTCTAAACAATATAAACCGCCGTATTCTCCAGTATGGCGTTACTATGCAAGCTATTAAGCACAATCCAGCTAGAGATGTCATCATCCCACGTAAGCAACAAAATAAAGAGCATAAGGTCAAATTTTTCAGCAACCAGGAACTAAAACAGTTTTTAGACTACCTGGAAGATTTGGATCAGTCTAGCTATGAAAATTTCTTTGACTACGTGCTTTATAAAACATTGCTGGCTAGTGGTTGCCGTATCGGTGAGGCTTTAGCTCTTGAGTGGTCTGATATTGATCTTAAAAAAGGCACTATCAACATATCTAAGACTCTCAATAGATACCAGGAAACAAACACGCCTAAGTCTAAAGCAGGTCTAAGAGAGATTGACATAGACAAGGCTACAGTTTCCCTACTCAAACAGTATAAAAAACGTCAACAAGTCCAGTCATGGCAACTAGGACGGTCTGAGGGGATTGTCTTTACTCCTTTTACCACAAAATACGCCTACGCTTGTTTGCTAAGAAAGAGACTACAAAGTCACTTTAAAGCTGCTGGCGTTCCTGATATTAGTTTCCATGGTTTCAGACATACTCACGCTACAATCATGCTATACGCTGGCATAGAGGCGAAAGATTTACAGTATAGACTAGGACACTCTAATATCTCAATGACTTTAAATACTTATGTCCATGCTACCAAAGAGGGTGCAAAAAAAGCCGTCTCAATCTTCGAGGCAGCTATCAGCAATTTATAAATAGAAAAGGGTGTCCCATTTTGGGGCTACCCTCTTACTATACCTAAAATTAGTTATGGGTAACTAAAAGGGTAGTAAAATCAAAAAAAGCACTCTAGGATAGAGGCCTAAAGTGCTTAATATCAAGGTTTTACAGCCTATCTCATTTAATAAAATATTACAACATTTTGTTG